GTAGCTCAGCCTGGTAGAGCGCTACGTTCGGGACGTAGAAGTCGCAGGTTCAAATCCTGTCACCCCGATCAAGAAAATCAGCTATTTAGTAAATTTAGATCACCTTGCCAGACTTCCCGTAAGTGCATGGTAAGTGCAAAAGGACTTCCCGTAACTGCTGGGTAACAGCAGATCCAGGAGCATGCGCATAAACGGGCCGCTTCCTTGGCTTCGTCGGAGAGGGAGGCGACTTTGACGGCGCGATGGGCGTTCAGGCGCTTGGATTCTTCAGTCTTCCCCGCGATATTGAGTTCTCTGGCGGCTTGGTTGATTCCAGATCGCTTGCGCCCCTCCCCCTTTCGTCCGCGCTTGCTGAGTTTTGTGTCAGATTGACACGATTCTCTATTTCCCTTTCCAGAACCTCGAACATCCTTTTCGCTATCCGTCGCTGCTTCAGCAGACGTTTGCTCGGTAAGCTTGATCCATTCGGCAAGGAGCATGCGCATAAATGCGCACCCTCAGCCCCGGTGCCCTTGGCCGGGGTTTTTCATTGCTCGACGAGGCTGCAAATCGTCCAGACCTCTGGACGAATTGGTTCAAAACGGTCCCGCGTGTCCGTTTTGGATGCCGGCCAGCAAAAAGTCTAACGCGTTAGACGATTTGTTGGCTGGTCGCCCTCATCGCCCCAATCCCACGGGGGATCAATCAGAATGGTTGAGAATCGACCGCGGATCGCTTCAACGGCGGGGGCCGACTCGATTGCGGCGCGGTTTTCTTCGCGGCGTACCTCGCGCTTGCGCTCCTTGATCTCCCGCATAGCCTGCGGGACAGTGATCTCCGCCTTGCGCATCTTCTCGATCAGTTCGGGCGCTTCTTCCTTGATCCGCTTCACATCGGACACATAGCGCGGGTTGACACCAACGGCGGCGGCGGCTTTGTCGCGTGCATCACCTTTTTGTTCCGGAATTATTTCCGGAACAGATTCCGGCTTGCGTACTGAAAACGGCATGCTCATGCCGATTTTGCGCCTGAGTTTCAACCGGCAAAATTGCCGCTTGAAGTCACGCCGCCAGCGCAGCCCGAACGAACGCAACCCACGGCGCCAGCCGCACGGCCAATGTGGTGATGATGCGTCTAATTTGGGCGGACACTGAGCGTTCGGGGGTCGGGAATCTGCCCGATACCGCTCGCCTGCCGGCCAGATGCACCGACAACCGTGACTCGAAGGAATGTCGCCCCCATCTCGATATCATCGAGACTGAAGGCCACGACGCTCTGACCGAGCGCTTCGGCCGCGTTAGCGTAGGCTTCTCGAAACGCAACATCCAACGCCTTTTCAATGAGCGCGGACCGGGCCTTGATCCATTCTGAGCCGCGAACGATTACGCGCTCGTTGGGGGCACAGGATCTCACCAGTTCCAGGCGCGCGGCATTCACGCCGTTTGTCGTTTCGTCATCTTCGATCATTTTGCGTCCCGTCCTTTTCGAGCTGCGATATGCCAATCGCCCGATTGATGACTCGGCCGTTCTGGCGTGTCGGTAAGAGCAACCCACAAGCTGCCGCCTTCTGTCACGAGATCGCCCTTGCGACACTCCATGCCTGCCTTCCAGTAACCGCGAAAGCGGATGCTATTGTTGACTTGCTCATCCGTCAGCATCTCAACCACCTCGGCCAGCGCTTCGTTGGCAGACTCCAAAGCATCAACCCGAAGGACGAGTTTTTTTATCGCCAGTTGCCCCGAAGTCTGCACTTGCCGATGAACGGGCCGCTCTACCGACGGCAGCGGCGGGACTCGGGCAAGCTCGGCGCCGTGAAGGTCACGCATGATCCAGTGACGTTCGCCACGATCTGCACATCGCGAGGAGCGCTCGGCGCAGACTTGCCTGCGCACGGCCGGCGGCACCGTGGCAAGGGCGCGAGTGAAGTCTTCTGCAACGTCCTCGCACTGTACGTATGCGGGTAGCGGATCCTCGCGCTTCGGCGAATCTGTTGCATAGGCGACGCATTTTGCAATGGCGATTCTTGCGGACGGCAGGGCCGGGACGCTGACAATCGAAAGTTCGTGCCAGCTCCATTCCAGAAAGTGCGTGCCACCGTTCGGCAGCGGCGCAGTCTTCAGCGGCATGAAGCCAATCGACACCGCATGTAGTGCGCCGTCACGGATAAGCGTCCATATCTCATCGGCGCGGCGCACGCCCGCAGTCAACTTCGCGCGAATACGAATGCCCGCACGAGATACGCTTGCCGACACAACACTGCCAATTGGCTCATCGTGTTGGTGCGCGAATAAAAGCGGCAGCGGGAGCGCAAATTTTGCGCCTTCTGGGGACACGAGGTCCCCGCAGCGATCGATCTCTCCTTTGGTCGCCCAGCCTTCAATAAACCGCCCGTCGCTCTGTTCGAGTGCCTTTATACGAAGGAACGTGACGTGGCCGGAGGACATCAGCTTGCCACCTCGTACCGCGCACCCGTCAGTGTCGCGACTGCGCCCGCACGGCGAACCTGCCAGTCGGCGGAAGCGCTTGCCATCACGCCAACCGAGCCCGACTGCCAGAGACTGACCAGCGGCTGCCCGGAAGCGTCCAGGCCGGTCGGAGTTGTGCTGTTGCCGCTCGGCGCATCATCCATGACCACGGTCGCCTGATCGGCCACGCTTAGGTCAGTCACCGCCAGCGCAACGGCCAGCGCCGATGCGTCAACAATCGTGATGGAGCTTGCGCCCGCTGAGTCCCGCGGAACAAGGTCGCTGGCAATGGCCGGCACGCCAGCCAGGACGCCACCGAGCGCCCCGAGACGAACATCCAAACCACTGCCCCGCAACGCGCCGCCCAGCTCAACAGCGGTCAGCGGATGCAGAATCACGCGCGCATCGGGCCAGGAACCCGCGAACATCTCAAACAGCGTGGCGACGTCCGCCTCGGCATTCCCGCTAGCCGCGGTGGTCGGGAATCCGGAATCCGCATGAACGATCGAGGTCGGAGCCGCGCCGCTGCCGTCGTTCGCGGGATCGATGAACCCTCGATCGATCTCGGCGGCCACCAGCCGCGAAAGGTTTCTCAAAAGGAACCTATCAAGCCCGGGCGCGCCCTGCAAAGCCTTGCGAGTAAGGACGTCCAGCGCACTAACACGATGCGGACGAAGTGCGGGATGTTTCTCCAGCTTCAGGCCAGAAAGCGGCACCATGGCGCCCTCGTTCACCCATGCCGCGCGTGCGTCGGCAGACAGACCAACCCCGGGCACGCCGAACGGGCGCAGTTCGACGCCCATGCGCCCGATGATCGTCATCGGCAGGACCATGTCCAACAGGTCGCCGAATACGCTCGCGCGGGCAGGATCGTCAGCAGCAACGGCGCCCACGGCACTGCGCAACACGTCGGCCTGACGCCAGGTGCGATCAATGAACTCGTCGGCGCCTCGTGAGCCGTCGGCCAGCGCAGCAGACCAGATGCGCACGAAGCGGCCTGCGAGAAACCCGGCGGGCGACTGCTCGCGGGAAAGGCGGTCAAGAATATCGGCGGCTGCCATCGGAAAACTCCACGATCAAAAACGATAGCCCTCACTGTACACAGACGCGCATGGCGTGCGCGTTATCCGCCCGCAATCGCTCGAAGCGCTGCAACCTCAGCGGACCACGGCGCCGCAGCATCGCGCCCGGTCAGTGCGTGGTGGGCGCGGTCAAACGCCACCAGCAGCAGCGCAGCGGCGCGTGCGTCGTCGATGCCCAGCAGGCGCGGTGCCGTCATGCCCTCGCCGCAATCGCGCCGCAGCGTGTCCAGGAGAGCCGCAGCCAGCGCGGTGAGTGAGTCCGGCCCTTGGCGCCAGGCCCTCAAGTCCTCGACGTTGACAGTCCTTGGGCGCCGTTCACAAGCCGCAGGCGCGCCCTGCTGGACCCATCGGCGAATCTGGCTGGCCGACACTCCCAACACGCGCGCGGCCGTGCGGATCGTGACGGGTGTACTCATCGGGGTTTTTTCGCAAACCGCAGAAACGGGTTTTCGGCTGCGGGTGTCGGCTCAGTTCCAAGTTTCTGCCTATCGGCCGGCGTCAAACCAAGCCGGCCCAGGCAGCTCACGATCAGACCGAACTTCGCGGCCCTCATCCCCGTGTAGTTCGTCCTGAACTCGTCCAGCAGCACGGACAGCAATTCGACCGCTATACGATCGGCTCCCGTCCATGTGCCGGTTGGCGCGTACGCTTCCAGTTCGTGCCACACCGCGCGCTGCGAATCTGTGAGGTGTTCTGGCGGCGCCCCGAAAACCGCATCCACGGCAGGCGGCTGCTTGCGATAGCGCTCGGGATGCTTACGTGTCGCGCCGGTCAGTTCGGCGACGGCGAGGGGCTTGCGGTGTCTCGGCATGGGGATGCTCCAGGGTCAAAAGTTTTTAGCGGAGAAACAGAAAAAAGCCGGGGCGCGCGTGTTAGATAAATACTCGCTGTCTTTTGGGCAACTACCCCGCCTGGCCCTCGAACGGCACCTCAGACAGCGCGTGCTGTCCCTGGAGCGGTCCGGCAGCGGGACGAACATCCGACCGCACTTCGCGCAACGGCAGGCTGGCGGGGCTGTACGGCGGTAAGCGAACCTCATTCGCTTTCGACGTTAGCGTTTGAAAAGAGGGTGGCCCGCGGATC